CATTTGCTATATAGTATTGTAGTAATTCTTTACAAAACTTCACATGACTGTTACAACTGAGAGTGGCGGACGCCAAAATGCATTTCCAACAGAGGTGCAACCACAACTTGTAGAAAACTATGAAGGCTATGGCAGAAATGCTGAGAAGCTTAATGGTAGACTTGCAATGCTTGGACTATTAGCAGGAGTGATATCCTACGTTACCACAGGGAATTTTTTCTTCTTTGGTCTAGCAGGATTTTAAAGGTTACGATATAACAAACTAAACGCACTATTATTTTTTAAGAGGACACTATCATGACACCAGAAGCAGAGAGATTTAATGGATGGGCAGCAATGATTGGATTCGTTGCAGCAGTAGGAGCATACGCAACTACAGGAAATATCATACCAGGTATCTTCTAATGTACCCATCAAACAAAAAGGAAGTAGAAGCACAAAAGGTAGTTGCTGAGAAACTTAACGGTAGATTAGCAATGCTTGGCATCATCGCAGGGATTGGTGCTTACCTAACAACAGGACAACTTATACCAGGTTTCGTATAAATGAAAAAACTAGCACCGTTCATTACATTCTTATGTGTTACAGGTTTCACAGCAACAGTTGGATTACCTGTTTACGCAGTAGGTTTAGGATAATGCCATTAGAGGCAGACTATAATACATGGGTTCATACAATCCTGTTCCCATTCATGCCAGTTATCTGTGTGTTCTTGGCAAGTTTCATCATGCTTGGTGATCTTCCATGGACAGACGACGATGATGACGATGATGATCAAGGAGGAGGGTTGATGACTCCTGTGTATAATTACGCACCTCAAGGAACATAATGATAAAGTTACAAACTACGTTGCTAGATATTCCAGTGGGTGCACATGCCCTACTGGAATTCTCTCTATTCTTAGCAGTAGGGATAACAGCAGGATCACTAGGATTAATATAATGAGCGATTACATGTCACAATCTTACCATGATGTCATGGAAGTATACAAAAGACCAATGTCTGTCAGATACATACCCACATTCTTCTGGACAATAGTATCTGTAGTATCATTGTCTCTAGCATTCCCTACAATTACTCGTGCTGATGTACCAGTATTGTATGTACAGGTTCCACAGTGGACAGATGACTGGGCAGTTTGTGCAGTAGATATACCTGATGCTCAATGTCATTGGTATGTACAACAGGCAGACAATACATTTGGTGAAGGATTTGACTGGGAGAGTGCACCTTGGTTTGACGTTAACGGACTAAATGATGTACCAGCAATACAAGCATCAACAGCAGTAGAGAGATTACAAAAATGACGGTAGTAGATTGGACAATCATGGGACTCAGTGGCACAGTAGTGTCAATGGCATTGTTTTTAACCATGATGTACATGACAGATGAGCAATAATACTCATCTTTGAGGGGTTGACAAATTCTTAACATTAGTTTACAATAAATAACATAGTGAGGAAATCCTCACTTATTACTCCCGCTAACCGAGACCTATGGGAGAATAAATTACGTCTCTTTTTTACCCTTCATATACCGCACTTATTTCAAATGACAACTATTTCACGCAAGCGTGGTGGTCTGCTATCTGGATGGGACGAGTTTTGTGAGTGGGTTACTTCCACTAACAATCGCTTATATGTTGGTTGGTTTGGTGTCTTAATGATTCCATGTCTTCTAACTGCTGCTGCTTGTTTTATCGTAGCATTCATCGCTGCACCTCCCGTTGATATTGACGGGATCAGAGAACCTGTTGCAGGATCTCTTATGTTTGGTAACAACATCATCTCTGGTGCTGTTGTACCTAGTTCTAACGCAATTGGACTACACTTCTACCCTATATGGGAAGCTGCTACTCTAGATGAGTGGTTATACAACGGTGGTCCTTACCAGTTAGTAATCTTCCACTTCCTTATTGGTATCTCAGCATACATGGGTAGACAGTGGGAACTATCATACAGATTAGGTATGAGACCATGGATCTGTGTTGCATACTCTGCACCAGTATCTGCTGCATTCGCAGTGTTCCTAGTATATCCATTCGGACAGGGATCTTTCTCTGACGGTATGCCATTAGGTATCTCTGGTACATTCAACTTTATGTTTGTATTCCAAGCAGAACATAACATCTTGATGCATCCTTTCCACATGGCAGGAGTAGCAGGAATGTTCGGTGGAGCATTATTCTCTGCTATGCATGGTTCTCTTGTTACATCTTCTCTAATCAGAGAGACAACAGAGCAAGAGTCACAGAACTACGGTTATAGATTCGGACAAGAAGAAGAGACATACAACATCGTTGCTGCTCATGGATACTTCGGTAGATTAATCTTCCAGTATGCATCATTCAACAACTCACGTTCTCTACACTTCTTCCTTGCTGTATTCCCAGTGGTCTGTGTATGGTTAACTTCTATGGGTATTTGCACAATGGCATTTAACCTAAATGGATTTAACTTTAACCAATCAGTTGTAGATGTTAATGGAAAGATCATTCCTACATGGGGTGACGTTCTTAACAGAGCAAACTTAGGTATGGAAGTTATGCATGAGAGAAATGCACACAACTTCCCACTTGATCTTGCTTCTGCAGATACAACAGAGGTTGCTTTAACTGCACCATCTATTGGTTGACACATAAGTTAGATTATGTTATACTGAGGGTCTTGAAAAGAGACCCTCTTTTTTTATACATAAAAATAAAAACTCATGGAGATTACAATCTATACCAATGAAGGGTGTATTTGGTGCACGAGAACAAAAGAGTTGATGGCGAGAGCAAGTCAAGAATACACTGAGGTAAACTGGCAAAAGATAAGTGTTGAGGAACAAGTTGCAATCAAAGAAAAATTTGGAGAAAAGTTGCAAGCATTTCCTGTCGTAATTATAGATGGTGAGTTCGTTGGTGGACTCGTTGAAACCGCTAAAATATTTCTTAAGAAAGGTTTAGTGTCAGCACGACAAAGTTAATGGATAAACTTAAAATAAATAAAGGCATGGAACTCATGTTAAGGAGGGCGAAACCGAAGACTTATGAAACTACCCGTAAAGGGATACTTATAAAAAAAGTGTTTACCCTCCTTAAGAGAAAAGTATATTTTAACTTTGAACTAAGGTGGGATCAGAAAAAAATTTAGTTCGGAGTTGAACAATGTCAGAAACTTTAATGATTTATATCTCAGCAACCATATCATTTGTATTCTTCGCAGTTGGTATATTATTTGGTTGGGCAGCAAATGAGGTCAAACATGATCAACTATATGCAAAGGAGATTGAAGAACACAATGCTATGCATCCAGAGATGTATGATCACAACGGATATGTTCTAAACGAAGAACTATTATCAGTTAGATTTACTGATGATATAGAGGATTTAGAAGACTAATAAATATTAATACGGAACAATAATAATTATGCAATTGTTACTAAATGAAGTGCTACAAAAAGTAAGCAACGCAAAAACTAAAGCACAGAAAATAAAATTACTACAGGAATATAATACTCCTGCTTTGAGATCTGTCTTGATCGCTAACTTTGATGAGAGTGTAATCTCTATGCTCCCTGATGGTGAAGTTCCTTACAAACCAAACGATGCACCAGAAGAAACTGAACACACGAGACTTGTACAAGAGTATCGTAAACTATATCTTTTCTTCAAAGGTGGTGCGAGTGTCTCACAGACTAGGAGAGAAACTCTATTCATACAATTACTAGAGGGTCTTCATAAGGGAGAAGCAGAAGTGCTATGCCTGATGAAAGATAAAATGATTGGTAAGCGTTGGAAAATTACTAGAGCATGTGTGGAGGAAGCATTTCCTTCAATTGAATGGGGTAATAGAAGCTAATGAATATGGTAAATATCCTCAAAGAAAACTGTGATCCTAGCAAAGATAATAATGAACAGTTACCATACAATGCATACCTTGTACAATACAAGATAGGTGATAAGGAAGAGATGAGATGGGATCTAGCAATGGGTCACAAACAATCTGAAATCTTTGACCATTACTATGATAAGTATAAGAATGTTAAAGCATTGATTCAATCAAAGGGTATAG